TCGACAGGAACATTTTGTTCTGTCGCAAAACTATTGGCTTCGTCATGTGTCGGAAACACACGCATAGCCCTCTTTAATCCTTTTTTCTTTACAGCCCAAGCGTCATCACGTTTCCACCTGTCCTCGTCTGAGCAGGGTGGGAAAGAAGCCTCCATATCATAAACAATTTGTGCCTCTTGATGTACGTTGATGCGCCCATGAATGTAATTAATTCTTTCCATCTCAGTCCATTTAGGAATGTCGACTATTACCACGGGTGCTTGTGGATAATCTGGCTTAGTCTGTGCGTCACGCTTATTCCAATCTCTCAGCACGGCACAAATAGAAAGCTTGGTTACTCTTTTTCCTTTATTCTTTTGAACAAGGTAAGCATACACATTTAGTTGACGCTCCCAATCTATCTTGCCATGAATTACAGACCAGACACTGGTAACTTTATAATCTGTTATTTCAACTGTATTTCTGTAAACAGATTGATGGTCGATAGCACCCGAAAGAACCCACCCATCAACATCACAAAACAGACGCTCTTCCAAAACAACATTCTCTGTAGGGGTAGAACTTTCTAAAACATGATGTACGGCAGTGCCAAACAATGCCCAGACGTTATCCACGACATCTACCACACGGTCCTCGTGATGATGGTCACGCATAAGACGCACTCTAGGGCTGTCTATCAGTGTGGTAACCGAAATATCGGCATTTCCCTTGCTATATTTGTCATTTCTGGCAAAATCAACAAAAGACTGAGGTAAATTATAATTATTAGTAATCTGCATGATAATATCCTTCCGAAAATCATTAGTATCAAAGGCTCAAAAAAAGGTCAATAGGAAAAATAACATGGTGAAACAACATTTATTCCAAATACTGGGTGAGCCAGCCTCTAAGGCCAATAGCAGAAAAATAGTTATGATAAGAGGGCGTCCTGCGTCCATTAAATCGGATAAGGCCAGAAACTACGCAGTTAAATTTCTTGCCCAGTGTCAAACCCTTGACGAGCTTTTTGATAACGATGTAAAGGTTGAGATGCTAATTTATTACTCCTCACGCAGACCAGACTTAGACGAGAGCCTGATTTTAGATTTAATGCAAGGAACTATTTACAAAAATGACAGGCAAGTTAAGCAGAAGAATATTTACTGGGGGCTTGATAGGGAAAACCCAAGAACAATTATCAGAGTGTCGGCTTTGGAGAGCGGTGATATCCCAAGCTATCTCAGATGCCTACCTGAATGACGAAAAAGACAGGTTTGCAGTTGAGCAGTGGCTAGAAACAGAGGACTTCCAAACGGTGTGTGATTTAGCTGATATATGTTCGTCAAAGATGAGGGGTAATTTTTTACACATCCTAAATTCTAAATCAGCGATTGCCCGTTACGAGGGAAGAAAGCTTAAAGACCTTATAGATAAGTATTAATACTCTAGTACAAATTATATATAAATATATAAATATATATAACTATAAATATTATAACCCTACCCAACACTGGCTCAAATTATCTATTGACACTTCATTGGCATGGCAATATCGTGATGCTAGTCGTGGAGAAAACTAAATGGAAACTGACGTAGTAATCCGAGGGGAAGCCCTCCGGAGAGGTAGTGGGCAACATAAAATTGTATGCCCATTTTGCTCTCATCAGCGCAAAAAAAAGGGTCAGAAAACCCTGTCTATAAAAGTCGAAGGTGACAGCATTGTGTATAATTGCTGGCACTGCGAAGCATCTGGTGGCGTTTCTTTGCAAGAGCGGCAGATGCCAAATGTGAGGAGGAATAAAGTGACACTTGCCGTAAAACATGATTGGGATGACTTGAATGAAGCAACTTTATCTTGGCTAGAGAAGCGTGGGATATCGGAAGAAACGGCTCGTGAGACAGGTTTAAAATCAGGGAAACATTTCATATCGGCACTGCAAAAGCAGTCAGACTGTGTAGTCTTCCCCTATACAAATCAAGGCAGGATGTATGCCGCAAAGATACGGTCAGTAGAGGATAAGGGATTTTCTTGTAACGGCTCACCAGCATCATTTTTTAATATTGAAAATGTAGTTATCGGGGAGGACTTGTATATTTGTGAAGGGGAAATGGACGCTATTTCTCTGGTGCAATGCGGATATGAGAACGCAGTATCCGTTCCTAATGGGGCCGTTATGAAGGTTGTAGATGGCAAAATAGACCCAAAAGAGGATAACAAGTTTAAGTTCTTGTGGGATGCAAAGAACATAATAGATGCCGCAAAAAAAATAATCATCTGCACTGATGACGATGGTGCTGGTCAGGCTATGGGAGAGGAGATTGCAAGGAGAATAGGAAAAGATAAATGTTGGATTGTAGAGTGGCCTGATGGATGCAAAGACGCAAACGATGTCTTGGTTAAAAAAGGCAAGAAAGAAGTAGATAGAGTTATCTACAAATCACGGCCTTATCCTGTAGCAGGACTCTATGATGCCAAACATTTCTACGAGCAAGTGGATGAGATTTATGACAAGGGAATGGGCAGAGGGGAATCGACAGGCTATCCAAATGTAGATGAACTTTATACCATTGTAGAAGGTCAGTTGACCGTTGTTACAGGGCATCCGTCATCAGGCAAGTCAGAGTTCATTGACCAGATAATGGTGAACCTAGCAGAAGAGCGAGGCTGGAAGTTTGCTGTTTGCTCTTTTGAGAATGAGCCACGCCTACACATAGCGAAGTTAATTAGCAAGCATTTTAGAAAACCATTCTTTGACGGGGTTACACCTCGCCTAACCAAACATGAGTTAGACAGAGGAAAGGATTTTGTGCAAAGTCATTTTAGCTTTCTGTATCAGAACGATGGTTCAATGGCGACCATTCACGACATTGTAGATAGATTGAAGGTAGCGGTTATGCGTCACGGTATCAGGGGCGCAATCATTGACCCATACAATTATATACAAAAGAATGGCGATATATCCGAAACAGATTGGATTAGTGAGATGCTAACCACCTTGAGGGTGTTTGCTCAGTCTCATGGAATACATCTCTGGTTTGTTGCCCACCCAACAAAGATGCTCCGTGGGCAGGATGGCAAAGTTCCAGCACCAAAGGGTTATGACATATCAGGCAGTGCCGCATGGTTTGCTAAAGCAGATATCGGATTATCAGTGCATAGGCCCGACCCAGTAGGCTCATCACTTAGCGAAGTTCACATATGGAAATGCAGATTTAGTTGGGTAGGCAAGCAGGGTGTAGCCGATTTATTTTTTAATCAGGTAACGTCCACTTATTCAGAGGAACAGGAAGATAACTTTCCGATAGTTCCGGCAGTGCGTAACTTTGATGACGTTCCGTTTTGAACTCCCCACGAAATTTATACTAGGATACAAAATTATGGATAAACCTGCTGCAACACGAAAAGGAAAATTATTACTGTCTGAGGCAGGAGATGTAATAGATGCAAGGGGAGCGCATTATGGCTCACCAGAAGAAAACTGGACAAGGATAGCTAATTTCTGGACCGTTTATTTAAAAGACAAACTAAAAGATGGCGAAAAAATCACCCCGATAGACCATGCCCTGATGATGGATTTAGTCAAAACTGCAAGGCTAATGGAAACACCCCACCATTGGGATAGTTATTTAGATAAGTGTGGGTATATGGCGGCATCTGTAGAGTGCTTTGATGTTGACTAATTATTTTATGTGAGATAATCTCCAAACACTACAAGTCCTCCCGACTAAGGGGGTTGATGGACTGCATGCCGTCAGCCCCCTGTTTTTTAGAACTCCCCACGAAATGCGTGATAGTAGTTGATTTGTACTATAGCACGAAAAAAAAATAATGTGGCCCGCGCCGGGTACAGCTTGTATAAAACTTATACCCTAGTACAAAAAAGCAAAAAAAAAGGCGATGAGCGCGTGTCTAGAACGCTCATCGCCTATGAGGATATATTCTGTCGTGGAGATGTCAGACTAGCAGGGCCAACAGAATATTTTTCCCAGCACTCCTCAGCACTGTCAACAAACCCCCGCTAGCCTAACTGTTGTCATTTTTTAAATTCCAGTGCATAGCTGTGACTGACCCATTCGGATACATGTCCACAAAATCACCGTCACTTTCATTGCCCAGTGTGTATTTTTCACTGTACTGGTCGTAGGTCATATAGGTGACATGCTGAGGAACTTTGCCTATTTTATGGCATTCATCAAGATAAGCCTGTTTAGCCTTTTCTATATTCATTCGTCACCCCTCCTTACCATATTAACGCCAGCCCAGATAAAGGCCGCCATGCCTGAGTATATGATAGCTATGCCTACCAGTACACTATTTTCTGGCTGTTCAATGTATGACATGCCAGACGTACAGCATAGAACACCTAGCCAAAATAGAAAATAATCCCTCATGGTCTAAACTCCCGATTATCTGTCAGATGTTTATCAACGTGATTTTTAAACTGCTCGAAGCTTAAAAAACTATACGGTGATGCGTGAATATAAAACTCCGGCAATGTATGCATAAAGTTTTCCTTACCCTCAGCATATACGTTATGAGAAGCCTTTCTGTTTCCATCATCGTATTCATCTACGTCAGGTTTGTAAACATACCCCTTATACTTATGCCTTGGGGCCGTGTGCCAGCTAATCATCATTAGGCTCATCCTCCATAGTCCAGTTTAGTTTTTTGGGATGGTCAGGCTCAAAGGGGTCAGCATGATGATAAGGCTCTTCCTCTACCTCGTATTCCATCCATCCACATGCGGCATCAACTCCCAATAAAAAGGCGTGATAAGATAGAATGTCACTGAACCCGAATGTCTCTTTTGTTTCTCCATCCATGCCCCAGATAATCGTTACCACATATTTTGCATCATCAATTTCCTGTTGTGTTTGGCCGATGCAATTAACTTTGTTACCTGTAACATTAAATGCTTTATTTTGTACGGTAGTACAAATTTTATTATCTTCAGTCATAATTTACCTCTTGCTTGTTGTAGTCTGGTTGTTTCGATTGCGTGACAATTAGAGCAGATAACTACACACTTTCTAATTTCACTGAAAAGTTTTCTTAGTGAGTATGAACGTGCGTCAGAAACATTAAATGCTTTGTCACCTGTATGATGAAACTGCAAGGCTATGCCGTCATCATCATAACCACAATAACAGCACCCGTGATGCTGTTTGTATTTGTTGAGCCAATGGGTTCTGCGTCTGCGGTTCATCCATTGCCTCGCTCTAGATTTTGATTTACGCCTGATGAATGCAGATGGGGTACACCACTCCTCACCATTTTTGGCATGCTTGTGGTATCCCCAAAACATTTTACCATCAGCCCTTACAGTGCCGTGCTTAATCATTTTATTTGTCCAGCATTTTTGTAAGGTGTTTATAGGTGCGTGACTTCATAAGCTTGACAGCCTTCTGTAGATTTTCATTGAAGGCATGTGGCGTTTCAGTCTTCCTGTCCGTTGGACGAACTAGAGGCTGGACATCATTAATTACAGATGCCTGATGCGTCACTATCCAGCCCTCTTCTACAAAACATTTTTTATCGTGACTGCCTATGCTGACGGCCTTGTAGCAATTCATGTTTTCATCATTTACCCACGGGATATCTGCCGGAATTGCTCTTGAAATAAACCGCAATCCCTTGGGTGAATGTACTAGCCCCAAGCCCTTGTTATATACTGAGCTTACCCAGTGAACAGGCACGTTTACATAGTTTACCCTGCTGTAATCAGTGTCACCTTCTATTTCCAACTGTTCAGCGTCCGGCCCATTACAAACCACACTTGTGCTGGTTCTTTTAAATCCATTGTCAAGCACTTCTCTAGCCCTATCTAATGAAGTCTTTTTAACTTGCTGGATAGGGTTGTATGTTTGACGAGTATTAAAGCTTCTTCTAATTGAACTTACACTGTCGGCTAGTTGACTGATGTATACAGCAACCGTCTTTTCAAAAGCGGAATATTGTCCTGCCTTTCTATCAAACTCAGATTGCATTTCTTTGCGCTCATCACGGGTCAGTACACCGCCATTTTGCCAATCATACTTGCCGCCATTTATTACATCAGCTAACAATTTTATGTCGCACATTTCCCTGTGGTTATCCATTGTGAGCCGAATTTGTCGCAAACAAAATTTCAAGTATTTATATTGTGCAACACTCTTATCTCTTTCCACCTTATCATCGTGCGAGATATATGAAACTGGCTTTCCTGTAACTACATTAACCATTTTTTTGTCTCCTATTGTTGAAGGTAGGTGACGGCACTATGCCGCCACCTGTATGCGTGTGGTTTCCCCAAAAGGTGCGTCCGCACAGTCGGGGTCAGTTGATACCCATAAAACGGGGTAATCAGGTTTGTTGTCTGGAAAGTCCCAGATACCCATGTCTGTAAGATACACAAGAGCATTGCACTTGATATTTTCCTCACTGACA